CAAGCCCGCAACCGTAACGCTTCAAGTTTGCAACCTGCAGTAACGCTACGACAAGTTGGCGGAGAGCCAATGTCACCGCAAGAGTTAAGCGATTTGGCCGCGGCCTATGATTCGGCTAGGTACGCGTCGGCCACAAGTGCGGTAAACGAATTTGTAGAGGTGATACCAAACAACGCAACCCCGGACAAAATGCTACTTATTGACGCCGCCGAATATCAGGCTAAAGAAATCGCCCGTATCGCCAACGTCCCCGCGTACCTCGTTTCCGTGAGCATCGGAAATTACAGTTATGTTTCAAGTAGCGAAGCGTCGCGAGACCTTTACACGTTTGGCGTTAAACCGTACATAGATTGCATACAAGAAACCCTTAGCGCGGATAACGTACTACCCCGTGGTACCGGTGTTATGTTTGACATTGAAAGTTACCTAGCCAACGAATACGACACTAATGTAGAAGTGCAAGAAACGCCCGAAGAATTGAGGCAAAGCAATGCTTAGACTTACCCCACAAGAATTAACTTTAGACGCCGCGCAAGGTGACGCGCTGCCACGTCGTACCCTTGCCGGCGTCGCTATCCAATACGGGGTAGACGCCGTGGTATCCGACGGCCAAACGGTACGTTTTGAAAAAGGCTCTTTGCCACTAGAGGGTAAAAAGCCTAAAATGTATCTTTACCATGACAGTACGCAACCGATTGGCGTAGTGACAAGCCGTACAGAAGTAGAAGATTTTGTAATGTTTGAGGCCAAAATTAGCGAAACTTTGCTAGGCAATGAGTCTTTACAATTAGCCATGGACGGCGTTTTAGATAGCCTTAGCGTTGGCGTAACCCCGGAAGAATTTAGTTTTGACGAGGCCGGCACCATGATTGTTACCAAGGCTTCGTGGCAAGAATTGTCCTTACTCCCATATGGCGCGTTTGAGGCTGCCAAGGTAGAACGGGTGGCCGCGAGTATCCACCAAAACGAAAACGAAGTAGAGTTAAATAGTGAACAGGACACAGAAAAGGAAGTAACCGATATGTCAAACCCAGTAGAAACACCTGCAGTAGTTGAAGCAGCAACCGTACAAAGCATTTACGCGCAGCCGCGTAAATTGCGTTTGCCTAGCACGTCTGAATACATTGCTAGTTATGTTCGCGGCGGTGCAGATTTTGCACAACTAAACGCAAACATTAACGCGGCACGTATTGAGGCAGCGCCGGGAGTTGCGCCATTTATTAACACCGAATCAACACCGGGTATTTTGCCTGAAATTATTACTGGCAGCGTTTACGACGGGCTTAACCCTATTCGTCCTTTCGTAACGGCTATTGGTACACGCGCAATGCCAACCGCAGGCGCAACTTTCCGCCGTCCGAAAATTGTTACCCGCCCGGTAGTAACTCAACAGGCCGCACAGTTTGACCAACTCAATGCTTCAACTGTCAGCGTTAGCAACTCCGATATTTCTAAACTATCGTTTGGTACTTTTGTCACCGTCTCCGAACAAGACCTTGATTTTTCAGACCCTGCAAGCATTGACATTATTCTTAATCAGTTGGCTATTGCTTACGGTCAGGCAACCGACAACTACGCAGTAGACACTTGTCATGCAGCAATTACACAAACCGCAAGCGTTGCCGACACCGCAGTAGGTGCCGATTGGGTTGCAGCAATTTACGACGGTGCCCGTCAAATTTCGGAAACGTCTAACTACTTGCCTACTCACATGATTGTTACTCCCGGCAGTTGGCAGGCGCTTTCGTCAAGCACCGACGACCAAAACCGTCCGGTATTCCCGTACACGGGTGCACCTAACCTCATGGGTCAAAACGCTGCAGGTAACGCCGCTGCAACAACATGGAACGGCAACCCGCTTGGGTTGGTGTTAATTGTTGACAAAAACACGCCCGGCTCTTTCATGGGTCATGCTGCAGGCCCTGCCGCAGGCTTTGAATTCTACGAACAGCAAAAAGGCGCTATCAGCGTTGAAGTACCTGCAACTATGGGCCGTACGATTGCTTTCCGTGGTTACGCTGCAGCCTTTATGGCAGACGCAACCAAGTTTGTAAAATTCGTCTGATAACCGAAAGGTAGGCCTTTATGGCCGTCTATTCGGTCACACAAAAGTATTTAACCGACAATTACGCGGTTGTAGTACTACTAACCAACGCCGACCCTTTAGAGGTTGGCCAGTCCGTAACTATTGCGGGTGTTGACGCAACCTTTAACGGTACCTATACCGTGGTTGCGTTACCGCAGTATTATTTTACTGGCGTAGACGACCAAGGTTTCTTTCACTACGACATTGAAGCACCTATAGCAAACCAAGTTTTATTTGCTAAGACTGCAGACAATGTAAACGTGGTTGCCGCTGCCGGTACGTTGACTACTAGCCCTACGTGCACTTGGGTAACAACAGATTCACAAGTAGAAGATTGGTTAGGCATTGGCACCGCTACTGCAGCCGACCAAACCTTTATAACCCAATGTAGGTTGAGTGCTAATGAATTTGCGTATAGGCGTAGGCGCGAAGCCGGATACCGAAACGAAAGCCTTAGCACCGTGCCTAATTCGTCTGTACTGTTGGGCACGATTGCTTATGCCGGTTTCTTATATAGGCAGCGTGGTTCGGTTACAGACTTCGCTAGTTTTGACGGATTAGCAGCCGGTGGAAGCATGGGCCTTAGCCCAATGATTAAACAACTCTTAGGCGTAGATAGGCCGGCGGTTGCGTAGTGCCTGTTGCATACACCGACCTATTTAACACGGCCTTAGATAACCTTACAGCCACGTTACAGACCGTTACAGGGCTACAGGTAGTCAACGACCCGCGTAACCTTGTGCCGCCTTGTGCCTTTATTGACGCGCCGTCGTTTGTGGCTTGGAACTACAACATAGTTAAAATTACTTTCCCCGTACGCCTCATAACCCTAGGCCCCGGCAACTTGGACGCCCAACGTAGCCTTATGAACATGGCCGCAAAAGTCCTAGGTAAAAACGTTGCGGTAACAGACGGACGCCCAACTATTGCCATAATCGGCGGTAGCGAAATGGCCGCCTATGATTTAACAATAGAAATGCAAGCCCAAACAAGTTAGGACGTTATGTACATTATTAAAAGCCCGCGCCTAGGTGTTGTTGGTACAGAGTTTGTACCCAAGCCGGGTATACAGGTTGCCGGCCTTATTTGGGGCGGCTTTATTAAAGAAGTTGCAGACGAAGCAACCGACGAAGCAACCGACGAAGTATCCACACCGGCACCTAAAAAAGGTGCTAAAAATAAGAAAGCAACGAAAGAGGATTAAACACCATGGCAACAAGCACCTATCTCTCAAACCCAGTAGTAACCGTTAACGCGGTAGACCTTTCCGACCAATGCACGGCGGCGGTATTTACGCAGCGTTATGACCAACTAGAAAACACCACGTTTGGCAAAACAGCACGTACCTACCAATCAGGTTTGGGCAACCATGAAGTAACCCTTACCCTTTATCAGTCGTATGCAGTTTCGGAAACTTTTGCTACATTGGAAAACGTAGTAGGCGGTTTGGTAAACGTAATTGTTAAGCCTGCAGATGGTGCAGATAGCGCAACTAACCCGGGCTTTACGCTTACTGGCGCGTTGCTATCAGAATTCCCAGTAATCAATGCAACCATGGGCGAATTGTCAACCATTGACGTAACATTCGTTGGTGGAGTTTACTCCAAAGACGTAACACCATAACTAGCGCCGAATAATCGGCCCGACGACGAAAGAGGCAAGTAATGCAATTAACGCTACAAGTAACCAACCACGAAGGTACTTACCAAGTAAGCACCAATCTATTTACCGTGGTGTTATGGGAACGTCGTTTTAAACGTAAAGCCGCCGATATGGCTAACGGCATTGGTGTAGAGGATTTGCTATACCTAGCATGGGAAGCAAGCAAGCAAAGTAAAATAGTTGTACCCGCCGATTTTGACACCTACTGCAAACAAGTAACCAACGTAGAGGTTGTAGAACAAGAGGCCCAAAACCCTACCCAAGCGGCACCTACCGACGACAACTAGCAGAATTGCTAGTAGCAACAGGTTGGGCGCCGCATTGGTACTCGCAAGCGTTTGACACACAAGACTTACTAACGGTGGCTAAAGTTTTAGGAGAGAAAAACAAAAGGTAACTGTTATGGCGCAACCAATTTACGAGGTTAAAGGTATCCAAGAAACCTTGGCAGCGCTTAACAAAATAGACCCAACGTACCGGCGCGACGTAACCAAACGCATTAGACGGGCAGGCGAACCAATGGTTCAAGAAGCCCGGCAAATGATTACAACCATTACAGGCGTTAAAGGTGCCCCGCTTTCCGGTATGCGTCGCGGCAGCCTTATTAGAGGCAAAGAGATTACATGGCGTACAGACGCCGTACAAAAGGGTTTTAAAATAAAGGTAGGCGTACGCGCAAGCAAAGAACGGTACGTAAACTTTGCGCGGTTTACAGACGGTGTACAGACACACACAGAACAAGTACCGTTTGGTTCTAAACCTTACAAACTTATGGTTATGCAACAGGCAGACGCCGCCGGTGCTATTTATGACCATGCCGGGCGTCGCAACGGTAGCAAATTTGTTACCAACCTAAACGCCGAAGGCGGCGGAGAGCAGCCCCGCGTAATTGACAAGGCCGTAGAGAATAACAAGCCCGCGGTGCAAAGCGTTGTACAGTCAGTTATTGACGACGTGGAAAAGAAAACTAACCGCACGTTAAAACGAAGGTACCGCTAATGGCTATAAATATCCCAATTATTACCACGTTTAGCGATAGTGGGTTAGCCGCAGCAAACAAGAAAATTAGTGCTTTCGGTAAAGAGTTTCCCGGTATCGGGCTTGCCATTGCCGGTGTTACAGCGGCCATTGGCGCGGTTGGTGTTGCCGCCTTTTCGGCTGTTCAAAAGGCCTCAAACCTAAACGAACAGATAAGCAAGGCCGGGGTAATCTTTGGGGAGTCAAGTAAAGAAGTAGAAAAATTTGCACGAACCGCTAACCGCACGTTAGGCCTTTCAACTGCAGCCGCGCTAAATGCCGCGTCAACCTTTGCCACGTTTGGTAAGGCAGCCGGATTAGCAGGCCGTGACCTTGTTGACTTTTCTACCGACTTTGTAACCCTTGCGTCGGACTTGGCGTCGTTTAACAATACAAGCGTTGACCAAGCCATTAACGCTATTGGGGCCGCGCTACGAGG